AGCAGATGGAACTGGCGAAGACGGGTGACGCTGAGAAGCGGCTGCTGATTGTTGAGTACGGCCTGAAGATCACCAGTGAGAATGCTCACGGTCTTGCTGCCGACTTGGTAACGTCCTAAACGGAGGGGTGGGCCAGGGAAACTTGGTCCACCTTCAAAAGATGGAAACACGAATCTTTGACAAAGACGAGACAACAGGCATCACCAGGCTTTGGCACTACAACCCATTGACTGATGAGGCAACCATTGAGACTCAGCAGGATGTCTCAAATGTGGTGGAAGAGAACAAGGACCAGTTCAACGCTACCGACAACAAGGCCAACTGGACAGGCGAGTGGCACAAGGTGGCAAGCATTCCACTCAACATCTATTACGAATTGCAGTCCAGCGGCAAGATTACAGATCAGGCTTACATGAAACGCTGGCTCAATGACCCCGACAACAGATTCTTTAGAACACGACCAGGACAAGTATGACAATTATTGCGGTTTGCACTCCAGCGCGTGACATGGTTCACACGCAGTACGCCTATTGCTTGGTCAATATGGTGGCCTATCACGCCTGCAACACCGATGACCGCATTGACCTGAAAATCATGCAAGGTACGCTGATACAGAATCAGAGGGCAGAGCTGGCGCTGGACGCCATGCGCGAGGGTTGCAGCCACATCCTGTTCATTGACTCTGACATGACATTTCCGCAGGACATGATCCAGCGGCTGATGGCGCATGACCTTGACATTGTGGCAACCAACTGCGCCAGGCGCAGGATGCCGACAGGCCCGACTGCCAAGGTTGGCAACAAGCTAATCTACAGCACCTTGGAGGACCACGGTCTGCAAGAGGTGGACACCATTGGCATGGGCGTTATGCTGATCAAGGCAGACGTCTTCAAGAAGATGTCAGAGCCTTGGTTTGAGACGCCTTGGCGTAATGACAAGCGTGGCTACGTTGGTGAGGATGTCTTCTTCTGTTTGAAGGCTAAAGAGATTGGGTATAAAATCTACATTGATCACGATGTCTCTCGGGAAATAGGTCATGTAGGCACCTTTGAATTCCGACATGAGCACACATGGGTGGTCAAAGACCTGCAGGACACGGAGGCATAAATGGCACTCTCTACCTACGCCGAGCTGAAGACATCAGTTGCGGATTGGCTCAATAGATCAGACCTGACTGCTGCAATTGCAGACTTTGTGACTCTTGCTGAGTCGCAAATTGAGCGCGTCTTGCGTGACAGGAATATGCTTACCCGTGGGACGGGGAACATCACCGCCGAGTACAACGCACTACCATCAGACTTCCTTGACGGGTTGACGCTGAAGCTGACGGGGACTAACCCGATAACGCCACTCCAGTTTGAGACACTCAACAGCCTGGACCAGTTGCAAAACACTACTTACTTGTCATCTGGCAAACCACTGTTCTACGCCATTATCGGCAGCAACTTTCGCGTCCTTCCAGTGCCTGACAGCACCTATGCCTACGAGCTGGACTACTACGCCAAGCTCGCCAAGTTGAGCGTCAGCAACACAACCAACTGGCTGTTGACTCAGGCACCAGACATCTACCTGTACGGCTCACTGCTGCAAGCTGCACCCTACTTGCAAAACGACGAGCGCATACCCGTTTGGGTGGCGCTGTACACCAAGGGCATTGATGACCTACGCCTTGCTGACAACAGGTCCAATCAGGCAGGAACTATGCTTGCTCGCGCAAGAACACTAGGATAAATCATGGCAGATACCACCACCACAAACCTCTTACTGACCAAGCCAGAAGTTGGTGCCTCAACTGACAGTTGGGGTACTAAGGTCAACTCTGACCTTGACCTGGTTGATGCACTGTTCGCAGCGGCAGGCACAGGCACATCAGTTGGCCTGAATGTTGGCGCTGGCAAGACGCTGGCAGTTGCCGGGACGCTGACTGCCACAGGAACTACCAACCTGACATCACCAGCAGTCACCACCAGCCTCACAACGCCATCCACCACCTTTGCCTTGGTCAACACCACGGCAACCACAGTCAACCTGGCTGGCGCAGCTACTGCCGTGAACATTGGTGCTGCCACTGGCACTGCCACTGTTAACAACACCACACTGGCGGCAAAGGCCATCACAGCCAGCACCACACTGGCGGTGACAGGCATCTCCACACTGACAGGTGCAGTTGGCGCACCAGGCGGTGTGACAGGCCCAATCACTTCAAGTTCTGCAACCATCACTGGCGGCAGCATCACAGGTATCACTGACTTGGCAGTGGCTGACGGTGGGACAGGCGCATCAACAGCAGCCGCAGCACTCAACAACCTGTTGCCATCCCAGACATCTGCCGCCAACAAGTACCTGCAGTCCGATGGCACCAATGCAAGCTGGGATGCAGTCACAGTCTCAACTGCCGACATCACAGGCACATTACCAATTGCCAATGGCGGTACAGGCCAGACCAGCTTTACCAACGGGCAACTGCTGATTGGCAACAGCACAGGCAACACGCTGACACCAGCAACACTGACTGCTGGCTCTGGTGTGACCATCACAAACGGCAGCGGTGCCATTACCGTGGCATTCACTGGTCCAGGAGCTGGCTCAGTGACAAGCGTGGATGTTTCAGGTGGCACGACAGGCTTGACCACAAGCGGTGGCCCTATCACTTCTTCTGGCACAGTCACACTGGCAGGGACACTGGCGGTAGCTAACGGCGGTACAAGCCTGACCACGCTTACAGCCAACAACGTCATCTTGGGCAATGGCACATCAGCACCCACTTTTGTGGCACCAAGCACCAACGGCAACGTATTGACAAGCAACGGCACGACTTGGCAGTCAACTGCACCAGCTTCATTTACGCAGGTTTACCCCGGCGCTGGCGTTGCAGTGTCTACAGGTACAGCTTGGACAACGAGCAAAGCAACCCCAACAGGTGTGATTGTTGGCGACACAGACACCCAGACTCTGACCAACAAGACCCTGACCGCACCCACTATTGCATCAGCCAACCTAACAACTGCATTGACCCTTGCTGGTGCAGCGGGAACAAGCGGACAAGTGTTGACAAGTGCGGGTTCTGGTTTGCCTACTTGGTCATCAGTTACTGTTCCGGGTAATTTTGGCACAGACCTGTCTTATGTTGATTACTCATTGACTGTTTCAAGCGCATTGTCAGCTACTCCCTCGCAAGTTAAGCTACAAGCAGTTTCTTTAGATGGTGTCAGCGAATTACTGATTATTGGTGGAACAAGCTCTGCTCATGCTGTTATATATAACACTAGCACGGGTACATTTGGTACACCTGTTTTGGTGCGAACTGCAAATTTATCTGATACGCAGACTATTGGTTTAGCAAAAATATCATCAACAGCGGTTTTAGTTTGTTCGTTGGTTGGTAGCAGTACGGCGCTTGAAACCGTTGTCTTGACTATCAGCGGCAGCACTATCACAGTCGGCACGGCTCTAGCTACAACATTGGCGGCAACTAGCCAATTAATTGAAGCAAACACGCGTTTGGTAACAGTGGGTTCAAGTTATGTTCTGAACTACTCTACAAATTCTGATCAATTGCCAAAGTTTCGGGCTATCACGGTGAGTGGTTCGACACCTTCAATTGGTGCGGAGTTGGCATACGCTGGCGGCTCAACTAATTCTCAACATCATTCTTACGCTCACAGTGCATCAATTTTGCTGCACTTCAGTTCCACCTCAACTACCGTTTACGCTTTTCCAATTACGGTTAGCGGGACAACATTGACGGCGGGGACACAAGCAACGGTTACCTGTAATACAAGTGGCTTTGTCACCGGCGTGTTAAGCAATAGTCGATACGCTTTGTTTTATTTAAATACAACCGGGCAAGGTGCTGTTGTATCTGTCACCGGTTCTGTTGCAAGTATTTCAACTGCGGCGACAACAGTTACATCTAGCAGTTGGGCTCCAGTCATGCAGGTGTTTAGCAATCAGGCGATGGTAAAAAGCGGGGCAAGCAGTGGACGCATAGCAGTTATTACTGATACTGCTGGCGTGGCGACTGTTGGAACAGAGTTGTCAAATAATGACCTGTTTGTAGGGTTTTTAAGCACTGGAAAGGTGCTTGTTTCATCCGCTACTAATTTTAACAACAGCTATAAACAATTTGGAATTTCGGCGGGTAACCCGGTGCTTGAAAAAACATTTGCATCTACTTTTGATGGGGCTCCTACTGCGGTAGGTTCTACACCTTATGGAAACCCTTTGTCCGGATTGCCACAAAGCGGGAGTGCTAAATTGCCGGTTTTAAGAACATCAACAGGTAAGACGGTTGTTGCAAATGGCGAAAAAGCATTTGTGTCAACTATTGATGGAACGTCTCCGGGAACACTTCAACAAGGGGCTAATCCGTTTGCATCTTTTAACGATGGAATATCTGATGCTGTTGCGTGGGGTTTGCCAACTACACAATCAGCAACGTCAACAACATTGCAGATTAGGAAAGTAACCTTGGTATGAAAAAAATTATCACTGCTGCGGGTAAGTTTGGCCCTTACGAGTCGGTCGAGGTGCTGGAAGACCGCTACCGGGTTGATGGCCCGTCTGACTTGCCATTCACCGTCATTGGTCAGGGTGAGATTACTGATGCGGTGGACGGGGATTTCCCGCCCCCGCCGTATGTTGCGCCCGAGGTGGTGGAAACCCCAGCACCGACTAAAGAAGAGTTGCTGGCTGAGCTTGCAGTCCTCACCGCCAAGATACAAGCCTTGTCATGAGCGAGATAGACATCCGATTGACGAGCCACGAGGCGGTGTGTGCCGAGAGGTATGCACAGATCAACGCTCGGCTCAAGCGGCTGGAAGGCGTGATTATGAAGACCACTGGCGTCTTGATCGTCTCCATGTCAGCCATCGTCTACGCATCTCTGACGTTGGGCAGATGAAGTGGATTTATTTGAAGTCCTGTCCAAAGCATGGCCGATCCTGCTGGCGCTGATCACATTGATTATCGTCTTGGCAAAGTTGGATTTGCGCGTGGCGGTACTGGAAGAAAAGATCAAAACGCTATTTGAAATGTGGAACAGGCGGGACAAATGATTGATCCGCTAACCGCATTTGCTGTAGCCCAAGGAGCCATAAAAGGCATACAAGCTGCCATCAAGATGGGTAAGGACATCAATGGCATCAGCGGTGACTTGATGAAGTTCTTTGAGGCGAAGGACGTTATCGCCAAAGAGTCGGTCAGAAAGAGGCCCAAGGGCTTTGGCAAGAGTGATACGGCGGTGGCGTTTGAGACGGTGATGCAACTCAAGCAGCTCCAAGACGCAGAGAACGAGCTGAAGCAGATGCTGATATGGTCAGGCAACGATGACGTCTGGAATGCCTTGATGCTGGAGCGCAACCGAATAGTTGCTGAACGCAAGAAGGCAGAGGCAGAGAAGGCTCAAGCCAAGGCACTGAGGGCAGCAGAGATTAACGACATCCTGACCTTTGGCCTGTGGGCTGCATTGGTGGCTGTAGTGATTGGTTTAACCGCGTGGCTTACGTGGCAACTTGTGGGGGACACATGAAGGCAAAGCTGACATTCTTTGTCACCTTGATGGTCAGCTTGACGCTATGCATTGTCGTGATGGCAATGGTCGCGGTGATGCTGATGGGATTGTTTGATGAAAAGGTCGACAACAACAAGATTTTTGAATTGGTATCCCCGGCGTTCCAGACCATCATTGGTGGATTCATTGGCCTATTGGCTGGCGTCAAACTATCTCACGATGAGGAGGAGAAATAATGGATTGGCTTAAACAGATTGCACCAACGATTGCTACGGCTCTTGGTGGACCATTGGCTGGCATGGCGGTATCTGCCATCTCCAAAGCCATTGGGGTTGACCCCGAGAAGGTTGGCGACATGATCAGCAGCAACAAGCTGACGGCAGACCAGATTGCAATGGTGAAGATTGCTGAGATTGAGTTGCAGAAGCAAGCGCAGGAGCTTGGCCTCAACTTTGAGAAGCTGGAGGTGGAGGATAGGAAATCCGCAAGGGATATGCAGTCAGCCACCAGGTCCATGATGCCGCCAATACTGGCTGGTGCCGTGACCTTGGGATTCTTCTCCATCATGGTGATGATGTTCTTCAACCAGATTGATTCCAACAACCCCGCCATCCTAATGATGCTGGGGTCACTCGGTACAGCCTGGACGGGCATCATTGCTTACTATTTCGGCAGTTCTGCTGGAAGCCAGGCCAAGACAGATTTACTCTCAAGGAAATGACTATGAAACCCGGACTCTACGCAAACATCCACGCCAAGCAAGAACGAATCAAGGCCGGAAGTAAAGAGAAGATGAATAAGGTTGGTAGCAAGGCAGCGCCTAGCGCCAAGGACTTCAAGCAAGCCGCCAAGACAGCCAAGAAGAAATGAAGACTCCAGCTTGGCAGCGTAAGGAAGGACAAAACCCCAAGGGTGGGTTGAATGCTGCTGGACGGGCGAGTCTGAAGGCGGCTGGGCAAAACATCAAGCCACCCGTCAAGTCTGGTGACAATCCTCGACGAGCCAGTTTCCTAGCGAGGATGGGAAATATGCCTGGCCCAGAGCGTAAAGACGGTAAACCCACCCGGCTGCTGCTGAGTCTCAATGCTTGGGGTGCCAGCTCCAAGGCAGACGCCAAGGCCAAGGCCAAGGCAATATCAGCGAGGAACAAATGACACCTCACTTCACACTCGCTGAGTTGACTTGCACTGACCACAGGACGCTGGACAACACGCCAAATGCACAGGAGCTGGCAAACCTTCAGCGGCTGGCTGAGTTCTTGGAGACAATGAAGACAGCACTTGGCGGCAAGCCTGTGATGATCAACTCAGCCTTCCGCAGCAAGGCTGTCAATGATGCCGTAGGCAGCAAGGACACCTCGCAGCATAGGCAAGGACTAGCCTGTGACTTTAGGGTGCCTGGGATGACGCCAGACGCTGTGGTGAGGGCGCTGATTTCGGCTAAACTTCCCTTTGACCAAATCATCCGTGAATATGATTCTTGGACTCACATCAGCATTGCTGAAAAGCCAAGGGGTCAGGCTCTAATTATCGACAAGCAAGGTACTAGACAGTTTGTCTGAAAGATCAATATGCTGATGCCCTTAAAGATACCAGCAGGCGTTTACCGTAACGGCACCGAGTACCAGAGCATGGGTCGGTGGTTTGGCGCTAACTTGGTTCGGTGGTTTGAGAACACTCTCAGGCCAGTTGGAGGCTGGCGCAAGAGGGCTAATGGACAGATGTCAGGCACCTGCCGTGGCATTATCAATTGGCGGGACAACAGCTCAACCCGGTGGATTGTGGCTGGCACCAACACCAAGCTGTATGTGATGAACCAGGCGGGGACGCTGAAGGAAATAACCCCAACCATATTCACACCTGGTGCAGCCGATGCGTCACTGCTAGTTGGCTATGGCTACGGAAACTATGGTGCATTTGCGTATGGTGTGGCTAGGCCAGACACTGGCGCAATCATCAACGCGGCTACTTGGTCAATGGACACTTGGGGTGAATACTGGGTAGGTTGCTGCAATAGCGACGGTCAGTTGTTGGAGTGGCAGTTAGGATTCACAACGCCAACCAAGGCGGTGGCAATTGTCAATGCACCCACCAGTTGTGCGGCTGTAATGACAACCTCTGAGCGTTTCATGTTCGCCTTGGGTGCCAGCGGTAATCCTCGGCTTGTGGCTTGGTGTGATCAGGAGGACAACACCACCTGGTCACCAGCCGCCAATAACCAAGCAGGCAGCTTTGAGCTGACAACTGTCGGCTCCATCTTAGCGGGTAAGCGGGTGCGAGGCGTCAACCTGATATTCACTGACGTTGATGTCCACACCAGCAGCTACATTGGTCAGCCGTTCGTGTTCAGCTTTGAGAAGGCTGGCTCTGGCTGCGGCTTGATTGGACCCCAGGCTGTAGCGGCTATTGATACAGCAGCCATCTGGATGTCACGTTCAGGTTTCTGGATTTACGACGGTTACGTCAAGCCACTACCTTCTGACGTTGGCGACTATGTGTTCAGCAATATCAACTTGGAGCAGGCCAGCAAGGTCTACGCTGTGCATAACTCCAAGTTCGGTGAGATATGGTGGTTCTACACCAGCAGCGCCAGCATCGAGAATGACTCCTACGTCATCTACAACTACCGTGAAAACCACTGGTCAATAGGCACCTTGGCACGTCTGGCTGGGGTTGACAAGGGCGTCTTCAACAACCCTCTCATGGTCAGTGCTGACGGTTACATCTACGAGCATGAGGTGGGCTTTGCCTACGACTCACAGACAATTTACGCTGAGTCAGGTCCGGTGGAGATTGGCAATGGTGAGCAGATCATGCAGGTTCGCAAGGTGATACCGGACGAGTCCAACCTTGGTGACGTCAACATCAGTTTCAGCAGCCGTTTCTATCCCACCGACACAGAGACAACTTACGGTCCATTCACCAGCGCCAACCCAACCGACGCACGGTTCAGTGGACGCCAGGTCAAGATGAAGGTGACAGCCGATACTTTGAGTGATTGGCGGGTGGGGGTGATGCGCTTGGATGCAGTGCCAGCCGGGAAACGCTGATGTCTCTCAACGTACCGCACCCGCCTCAAGTCTATACGCCAGTCATGGAGGCGCAGCGTAACTTCCTGCTTGAAAACGCTGATAGGCTGAATAGGAAGACTAACGCTGACGTTGAGATCAGCAGCAGTAGGCTGATATTGACATCACCAAATGGGACTAGGTACAGTGTGGTGGTGAGTAACGCAGGAGCGTTATCGGCAACGGCACTATGACAGATATTGAGAGATTGAGGCCAGAGATAGAAAAAGCCTTAAAATATTCCTTAAACACTCACACATTTGATGATGTCGTTGAGTTGGTCCAGCAAGCCAAGATGCAACTCTGGCCTGGAAAGAGTTCGGTGGTGGTTACGGAGATTGTTCTCCACCCACAGCAAAAATGCCTAAACTACTTTTTAGCAGCAGGCAAGATGGACGAATTAGCACTGATGACGCCAATGATTGAGTCCTGGGGCAAGGGACTTGGATGCACTCGCGTCACTTTAGCTGGACGCAAGGGATGGCAGAAGACTTTTCTGGCGAAGACAGGTTACACACCGCAGTGGTGGATTATGAGTAAGGAGCTTTGAAATGGCAACGATAAACGATGCAGTTCGGCAGATGTACCTGACGCAAACTGGTAGGGAGGCTGACCCTGCCGGGTTGGAATATTTTGTCAATCGTTTTGGCTCAGACATTGACCCAGATGAGCTTGCGATTTTCAGGCAGATGGCGGCTGATGAAGTTGCTGGACAAGACGCACGTAATGCAGCAAGAACTAACTCTGGCTATGGAATAAGCCCTGAAACTCAAAAGCTACTCGATCAAATGAATGCTGCGGTAGCGGCAGGACAGGCGGCAGTGGCGCAAGCGCAGGCTGGGCGTGATGCCAGCGCAGCATTTGCCAACAGGTCAAACGTCCTAACACCAGAGATAGCACTGGCTTTAAGCTATAGAGCAAGCACGACTGGCGTACCTGCTTCCGAGCTTGATTATTACGGCGGTCCTGCTGCTGTTAGTGCTGCTGCCAAAGCTGCTGGCTTTACGGCAACTGATGAGTTTATCCAGAACTATGAAGCAGCAAACAATTTGCCTAGCACTATTGCAGCACCAGCTGCTACAACTGTTGCAGCACCAACTGCAGCACCAACTGCAGCACCAGCTGCTGGAAATGGAGCGACAAATGCTGGAATGTCAATTATTAATGCCTATCAGCAAGTTCTAGGCAGGACGCCAAACGCTCAAGAGATCGCCTACTGGACAAATCAATTCGGGCCTGACGTTGATGCAGCTGAATTGTCAGCCTTTAATACTGCTGCTGGACCAGAACTAGCTGCTAGAACAGGAACTACAACTGGAACTGGAACTGGAGCGACAACTGGAACGACAACTGGAACTGCAACGCCTGCTGGGATGTCAATCACACAGGCGTATCAGCAAGTTTTAGGCAGGACGCCAAACGCTTCTGAGATTGCCTACTGGACATCTCAGTTTGGGCCTGACGTTGATGCAGCTGAATTGTCCAACTTCAGTGTTGCTGCCCAACCAGAACGAGCTGCAACACCAACAACAAATGCTGCTGTTCAACAGATGTATCGGCAAGTGCTAGGCCGTGAGCCTGACGCTGCTGGCTTGAAATATTTCTCAGATCGATTTGGGGCTGACGTTGACGCATCTGAGTTGGATATCTTCAAGGGGATGTCTACGCAGGAGATAGCTGCTAATGCTGCTAGGACTGCTGGCACTGGTGCTACCACTGCTGCAGGGATGTCCATTACACAAGCCTATCAGCAAGTCTTGGGCAGAACGCCAAACGCTTCTGAAATTGCCTATTGGACATCTCAGTTTGGTGCATCAGTTGACCCAACGGAATTGTCAACCTTTAGTGTTGCTGCTCAACCAGAACGGGCTGCAACACCTACAACAAATAGCGCAATCCGACAGATGTACTTGTCAGTGTTGGGTCGGGAGCCTGACGCCTCTGGGTTGAAGTACTTCTCTGACCGATTCGGAACTGATGTTGACGCAACTGAGTTGGGCATCTTCAAGGGGATGTCAACCCAAGAGATAGCTGCTAATGCAGCCAAGAATGCAGGCACCGGAACTACTGCTGGTGGACTCACTAGGCCAACAACTCCAACGCAAGTCACAGGCACTCAGCTTGCACCAGCCACAACGGGTGCGGGTTTCACCAACATCTACACGCCAGCAACGATTCAGCAGAATGCGCCTACTCTGGCGCAAATCAATGCTGCATCTCAGTCGGCTAACCCGTACCAGTCCCTAATGGCGCTGACGCCTCAACGCACACTGTCACCAGCGTATGCAGCCCAAGCTGGGCAGACAGCCGCCAACACCAACCTTGGTGGCTTCAACCCAGCCGTTTACAAACCACCAGCGGCAACGACAACGACAGGAGGTGGCCTGTTAACCACTGTGGAGCAACCGGGTAGTGCTAATACTTCAACTGGCACTGGTATGGCGGGGATTAACAACCAAGCAGCTCTGTCAGCGGCTCTATCCAACCTTGGGGCTACAGGTGTAGGACAAACATTAGCAACAAGTGTCGGAAATCAACTTGGTAGTTTGACTGAGGCTGACATTTTTGGCGGGGGCTTGACTGCTTCCGGTGTTAATACTGGTGGTTTTCCAGAAGGGTATATTGACCCAGGTGCCTACGAAGGCGGTCTTGGGCCTTCAGCGGGTATGGGTGGACTTACCGGCCCTAATTATTCAGACTATGGTGGCATGGCTGGAGAGACTGGCGGCCCCGACACAATGGGTTTTGGTGGAGAGTATGCCAAGGGCGGCAAAGTCAACATGAAACCGCAAAAGTACAACCCGCCTGGGCCAGACGATGGATACGCAGCACTAGACAATGGCGAGTACGTCATTCGAAAGAAGGCAGTCAAGAAGTATGGCGCGAACATTTTCGAACAAATTAACGCAGGCAAGATTCCAGCCCAGCGTTTGAAATCTCTGTTGGAGTAACACCATGAGCAAAAGCGGCGGCAGTCAGACAGTCACAACAGCAATTGACCCGACAATTAAAGCGGCCTACCTGCAGAACTTGCAGCAGGCGCAGAGCGTAGCCTCGGCGTTACCTGTCAAGGAGTTTGCTGACTTCAACCCCATCTACCGTGCTGGTGAGCAGCAGATGGTGAACACTGGCTTGGCGGGTCAAGGTCTTGGAACCACCAACCTTGCAGCCGAATACGCCAACCAAGCGGCTCAGTTTCAGCCTTACTACACAGGCGGCGTCAACGCCGGGATGTCCAGCCAGATTGGTGCAGTTGGCTACACACCCACTGATGTCACTGCTGCTCAGAGCAACATGAGCAACATCAGCAACTACATGAACCCGTACACCAACCAGGTCATTACTAACAACCTGAGTGACATTGAATCCGCACGACAGGCGGCTGTGCAGCAGATGGGTGAGGCTGCGACTAGGGCTAAAGCCTTTGGCGGTACACGCCAAGGTGTAGCGGAGGCCGCTACCAACAGGGCATACGCTGACAAGGCGGCTCAGATGTCCGCACAACTGCGCCAGCAAGGGTTTGACACCAGCGCCAACCTGATGCAGCAAGACCTAGCACGACAGCAGCAGGCTAACCTCCAAACAGCAGCACAAGGCACTGGTGCGGCTCAGTATGGTGCTGGTGCCATCAACG